GCGCTCATCGTCTTGGCGCTCATGTTCGATAGACGTAAAAGGTCAGAGGAAGTTGAGGGTTCTAAATACTTCTACGTGAGTGATGGTGCGTCAAAGTCTATGTATCTCAAGATGCACGAGGACGGTTTAGGGCGCGATGCGCTAAAAATGTTTGTTCAACTCGAGGATCAATTTCTCGGAATTGAGCGAACATCTGTATGTACGGGTATGCCTTATATACTACAGGCGGGTCTGATTTCTAATAAAATTAAAGAAACATTTTCCAAATATGATTTTTCGTATCATACTATTCATCTTAAACAAATAGCCGAACCTAATAAAATTGTGAATCGCAAAATCAAATGTTAACGTTTGATATCCTCTACATCTTTTCAACTCGAGCCTTTACCGCTCTGTTAATTCCATTAGAACGCCTATTGGAATTAGCATTGGCTCTAAATTTCAACCAATACTTCCTATATTCGGCCATCCTGCTATTCGAAGGGGCTGTCTTCCTGCTCAAGATATAGTTGGCAGCCGCACGACGATAGTTGTTCCTAAGGTTGAGTGCGATACCATTAACACTCACAGTGTTCATTAGGTATTTCGCTTCAAGTTCCCTCTTTCTCTCCATCTTCCACCGACTGACGACATTCTTCTTGACCGCGTCTATATCCTTCTTGAAAGCGACACCAGTTTTATTCTTCTTGTTGATGATGTTAAGCGCTGTCTTCATGTTACGGACATCCTGATTGAGATTGGGTTTGTATTTCTTCATCCAAGTCTCGCCATAGATTTTGGTGATATCTTTGCGAATCGAGTTCTCGTTGAGACCCCTCTTCTTCATGACTTCACTCTTCTTCGCGCTGAGTTTCGCATTGACAGCTACACGTTGTACTTGCCTTTTGGTGGGTGCAGGTGGTCTAGGTGGAGACTTGGGCTTGGGCTTAGTCAAGTTGTTCCTTACTTTCTCAATCTTCCTGCACAATGTTGCCTTGGTTTCCTTCTCATCAGGTTTAATCTTCAGGATCGCAGCTATACGAAGAATTTCATCCTTCTTCATGTCTCCACAAATTTTACGACCAACTTTGAATGTATTTCCAGTACCTGTGAGTGGAACATTCTTTTTTTTATTGGTGTTCTTGAACGAAACATTGATGCCAGTCTTTTTCTTAATTCGTGCACAAATCTCCTCTTTGGAAGCAACGCGAGAACCATCATCCACCTTGGTCCTGAAATTTACGACACCCATGCGTCGTGCGAGATCAATAAGTTCCGACTTCTTCATGCGTGCACACATTTTAGAGTTGAGTATGAGAGCATTAGCCTGATTCGTGGTGAGAACACGCTTACTATATTTCCTTTTAGGTGGAGACTTGGCCTTGGCCTTGGGTTTAGCTTTTGTCCTATCCCTTGTGGTAGCCTTGACTCCCTTATCGAATACACCAGTTACATTTATTTGGTCGTCGGCATTCAATTCTTGAACAAACTTCTTCCCAAAGTCATATGCTTTCAACATATCGGTGGGGTTTTTCGCGCCTGAGATCTGAATATTACCACTTCCGGAGAGAATGAACTTACTTTCCCCAAAGTAGGCATAGAGGAAAGGGGCCAACTCGGGTTCATAAGAAACACGCGTCATACCATATTTCGGAGCATTTCTAGCAATTTCAGTCAAGTTTTTGAAAATCCCATTAATTCTAAACTGACCACTGAGGTTATTGTATGTGAAGGGATTATAGAAGAATTGTTGTTTCTCGGTGTATGTATCAACAATGAATTTACGGAGGAGTTCAGGTTGATTAGCAATGTTTGTACCAACAAAACCACCTGAGAACCTAATCTTACCATTTCGGTAAAAGTTAACTGTGGCACCCTTACTCTCCATATCATCGGATACCGTAAGCATTAATTGCGCACTGAAGAAGTTCTTGTTCAGGTCACCTTTGGGTCCAGCTTCTCTAGTATGAGAGAAACCAGTTTTAAATTGTCCATAAATTCCCTTTATCTCTCGTGTATCTACATAAAGACCCTCACCAATTGGTGTTCTACCTAGGGGTCTTTTTGAAAGTATAGTCTTTAGATTCACAAGTACATCCTTTTGACCAAAGCCGGAATCTACCGTAGCATTGAACATACCTGGGTTGAGCTTAGTCATTTGAAGATCTTTACTCTCAAATTCACGAAGCATGTTGTTTATCATTTTTTCGTTATTCGGTCCGAGTTTTACATCCATAAATTCGTCCCGAAGTGGTTCATAATTGCTATCACTAATCAGGTTTCTCTGAAGGCGAGTAGGGACCTGCACCTGACGAGGAATTGGGCGCATTGGTCGGGGAGGTGTGCGAAATCCCGCAGCACGCTCACGCTCCGTTCGAAGCATAGTCTCTTCGAGTTCTCTTGCAAAATTATCATCGTTCGAGTTAGAGTTAGAGTTCAAACTTTTAACTTCTATACCAGATTGACGGACAAATTCTTTGACCCTCTGGCTCATATTACTAAAGATATATATTTTTTTTAGTTATCGTCTGTGAAAGCTAAGTCCTCACTGACTATGTCTAAACCGTAAATGATAGGTTGATTTTTAAGGAGCTGTCCCCTATATTTGACTGTAGTGTTACGCACCTCAACTTCACGGGAACTGAATGGTCCAGCGTAAAAATCAGGGTGAAACTTGTGCATACCGAGGTTGTTTTCCTTACAGTGTTGGTTAAACTTGGCGATGAAATCCTTCTGTGGAACAAATAGTTCTTCACCTGTGACAATGTATGTAGATTCTAAGAAGTTTGTGAGGCTACTCGCCACCATCGCCACCTGCTTCTGGATCGTCTTGAAATACGCAGGTACAACATTCCAAATGTCTTTGTTTCTATACTTATTGGAATAGTCCAGATATCCTCTCACACATTTTAGAAGAATAATTGGAAGTTCTCGGTGAAGTTTCTCATCGAGTTGGGGATCAGCATCCTGTACCTGCTTACCAAAATTCCATGGTAGAATACGGCGAAGTACAGACCCCGAGTTATCCTTCCAGTTTGGAACCTCATTCCCACCCAAAACACCTGGTACCTTCCATTCGAATGACATGGCGGTCTTGTTCTTCACAGCGATTGACACATCTTCACCAGATACAATCGATTGGAACTCCGCCTGTTCTAGAGCGAGGTCACCTTTGACCTCTGGGGCGATAAACATGAATCCATCTTTGATCGCAGAAAGACCAAACTTCTTCTCAATATTATTCGAAAGTGTACCAACATCTTCATTCTCATAAAACTTCTTGAAAACCTTTGTTATGAGGGTGGATTTACCAGAGCGAGCAATACCCTTGAAGAATGGGATCACCTGCCAACCGTCCATCTCCCCAACATCGAAACACAGGCGACCACCCATTACATAGGCCCAGTTGCACACTTCATCCTCAAACTTTTGATACTTTAGGACTGAATCGAAATAAGGTGTGGGAATCTTTCTCCAATCTTCGATGTGAGAAAAGTCATCGAATTGCTGGTCAAAATACTTGCACGCAACAATGCTATGGTCAAGGTCTCGAAACTTATCACTTTTGTAAGGGTAAAACTGACAGTCATATACACCTCGATCTGGGAACCATTCTTTCCCAACGAACACACCGTTCTTGAATGACCACACGTTACGTCTCTTCTTAATCTCTGGGAACTGGGCATCATTACACTTGCTAATGTTATCAATCACATCCCTGAAAATGCTTCCTTTACTCGTAAAGTTCTTCCAATTCACAAAGTTACTCTCCTTTTTGGGTAGGGAATACACAAACTCTTCAATCGTAAAGATCGGGTTCCACGCTCTAGTTCGAAAACCTTCAACAGTCTTAATCTCCTCACAACATTGACCTTTGTAACGCCTGTACCCAGCCCGGTACGCTTCCTTAAGGGAAAGCATGAGACATTTTTGGAACGGTGTAGATTTTTCAATCTCCTCATCGTCCATAGTTGAGGGATCTGTATAGACACTTACCTGTGGCATAGCTGTGGGAGCAATAACTCTTTCATATGAAATCTGATGACGCCTAACATTTTCGAAACCATCCTCAATCTGGAGAATGATATTGTTAATTCGTTTGCTAATACTAACCTCATCGTCACCTGTATAGTTATTAATGTGAATTTGTACATGATTATTCAATTGGATGAGGAATTCAACCATACGATTCTTAATCCCACGGATAGCCATAATATCGACTTGTTCAGATTTGGGAATACCATCTTCGTTAAAATTATCGGGATGGATGAATTGTTGGTAACCAAGCTTAGTGGCTCGGGCCATACACGGGGAGTATCCATCCATGTCCAATAGATACCATCTGAATTCAAGCTCTTCGATAACTTTTGAAATTTGTTCCTCATTCATCATCTGAACATCCTGTTTCCTCAGCTCAGCGAGTGCTTCATAGATATTGGGATCCTTATCGATGAAGTGAGTTTCTCTCATTTAACTAAATACACATTTTATCCTTAAGCATTTATCTTGCTCAACATTTTTATCAAAATTTTATTTTGGGTCTGAAGTTGGTTCGCAATATTAACGAGGGCGGAGCAGACCGTGTCTCCATCCTCTGTGGCCATGAGGGAGGTCATGAGTTCAGCGATATCTAAACCACCATCTTCCTCAAGGTCCTCAAGGTCCTCGAGCTGCTCCTCATCCTCTTCAGTCATGGAAAGTTCATCATCTTCACTCTCAGATACAATCTCACCCTCTTCAATCTCAGTTTCAGTTTCTTCAGGCTGTGTCGACATTTAATCTAGACTGAGAAAAATCGGGATCGGGAAATGCGCGTTTGACCACAATTATTTTCTCTGTATAGAGTACAACAACTCTCAAAATGGCTGGTGGTCTCATGCAGCTCGTCGCCTACGGCGCCCAAGACGTCTACCTTACCGGTAACCCCGAGGTAACTTTTTTTCAGGCCAAATACAAGCGCCACACCAACTTCGCGATGGAGAACATCGAGCAGACCGTCAACGGTACTGCCGCCAACTCCGGTCGCGTGTCCGTGACTGTCGCCCGTAACGGTGACCTTGTCGGTGATATGTACATCGAACTCAAGTCGGCGTCTTCCAACACTGCTACATCTTCCTTGGTCGATGACTGCAACTGGGTCGCTGAGCGTGCCATCAACAACGTTGAACTGTCCATCGGTGGCCAGCGCATCGACAAGCACTACCAGAAGTGGTGGCGCATGTACTCCGAGCTTTACTTGGATGAGGCCAAGAAAGCTGCCTGGGGTAAGATGACCACTGCGGGTACCGGTAAGACCGTGTACTTGCCCCTGATCTTCTTCTTCAACAGGAACCCCGGTTTGTACTTGCCTCTGATCGCCCTCCAGTACCACGAGGTGCGAATCGATATCGACCTGGCGTCCGATTTCTCCACCTTCCTTGATGTGCAAACCTTCAAGGTGTGGGCTAACTACGTGTACCTGGACACCGAAGAGCGTCGCCGGTTCGCCCAGAAGGGTCATGAATACCTGATCGAGCAGGTCCAGCACACTGGTACCGACACCGTCACCACCGCCGGTACCAAGCAGGTCCGCCTGTCGTACAACCACCCCGTCAAGGAACTTGTGTGGTGCTTCTCCAACGTTGCCGCCAACAAGAACACCCTGTGGAACTTCTCCAACGTCTCCACCGACGCCAGTGTTGTTCTCCAGTCTAACCCCAACCCCACCGACTCGAACGCCTTCGTTTCGGTCTCGTCCGTGGGTACTCCCCTCCTTGCGCTCGGTGCGGAAGGTGGTTCCAAGCGATTCACTGAGGAAACCTGCGGTCCCCTCGACACCTTCAAGCTCATCCTCAACGGCCAGGATCGTTTCAAGGAACAGAAGGGTAAGTACTTCAACCAGGTGCAACCCTTCAACCATCACTCCGGCAACCCCATGCCCGGTATCTACTCGTACTCTTTCGCGCTCAAGCCCGAGGAGCATCAGCCCACCGGTACCTGCAACTTCTCCCGTATCGACAACGCGCAGGTCCAGGTCGTCCAGCACCCCGCCGGTGACGCGACCAACATGCACATGTTCGCCACTAACTACAACGTCCTCCGCATCCAGAGCGGTATGGGTGGTCTCGCCTTCTCCAACTAATTTGTTGGTTTCGGTCTGTTAGTACATTAAATCAAAAACTCATTTTTAAAATGCACAATTAATGCTATTTAAAAACGAAAATACTTTAGGTAGTATGTTAGCTCTAGGTCAAACCCCAATCCTTATTTACGCCATTAAACGACGACGAACCTATCGACAACGGAAAAAACCTTGTATCGCGAAACCCGACACACTCACATGTGCGATACGTCACAGACGTTGTGAAGGGTGTCCATTTAAGGACTTCTTCAAACCTGACAACCCACTTAAATACACACCCCCCGATATAGATAATGTTCAAGAAAGTGTTTGACCTTTTTGTTAAAGCAGAAAAACCTATATTGGGACGTTGGTCTCTTAAGTCTTGTGAGGAAATTTCAACTTCTATAAACTCTGTATATCAAAATAGGGATCATTGTGGGGACACGATCTGTAAAACACCTAAGAAAGCTTCAGAGTATAAGGATAAGCCCAGTAAGTAACTATGTATGAGATCTACACGGATGGAAGTTGTCTCGGTAATCCTGGACGTGGTGGTTGGGGTGTGGTTAGTGATCTGTTTAGATTATCTGGTAAACAGACTGACACGACCAATAATGTAATGGAGATGACTGCGATTCTCAAGGCCCTCGAGGAGTGTTTGAATAGAGATATCCAAGAAGTGTGTATATTTACGGATAGTCAATATGTGAAGAATGGTATTAGTTCATGGATTATAAAATGGAAAAAGAACGATTGGGTAACTTCCACGGGCACACCGGTTAAAAATAAAGAGTTATGGATTGCTATTGATGACGTGCGCAACAAGTTGAAAGTCGTTGAATGGAAATGGGTAAAGGCGCATAATGGAGATCCCAAAAATGAAGAAGTCGATACTTTAGCGTTCGAGACTGCCGGTGGAACCAGCAAACCTAAGGGACAAAAGTTTTATAGTATATTCAAGGGACACATCCCGGGTATATATACTACATGGGACGAAGCGAAAGAACAAGTGGATGGGTACCCAGGTGCGGTATATAAATCATTCAAAACTGAAGAAGAAGCGAAGGCGTGGATGACTCGCGTATATCTAAATGTTCCATTTGACGAAAAAGACGTTGCGAAATCCCATGGGGCGAAATGGGACCCAGAAAAAAAGAAATGGTGGGTACAGGAAATGAAACCGGAACTTGAAAAATATATAGACTAAGTGTAAGTGTAATGGGTGAAGTGGATGTGCCCCATGAACATTTTTGGTGCGATAAACAGGAGAAGCTTCTCATGCGTTGGGCAGAGAAAGCCGCTGGGTACCGATGGCTTCACAACCACGCTCGACTCTTTTATAAAAAACAACACGATTACTTGTCCTATCCAAGTATAATCATCGCGAGTATCACAGGTGTAGGTGGTTTCGCAGTTCTAAATCCAAGTGGGAATGATGACGTAGATTCAGATACGAAGACAAAGATTATGATTGTACAGTATGTATTCGCATTCCTTAATGTTCTCGGTGGTATCCTTACTTCTATAAGTAAGTTCAGTCAGAGTTCTAAACTCGCAGAATCAAATTCTGCTATGTGCGTTCAATATTCAAAGTTCTATAGGAATATAGATATGGAATTATCCCTAGATGTTCTCCATCGTGTAGATGTTATGGATTTTATGCAAAAGGCGCGACTAGAGTATGATCGACTTCTCGACGAAGCACCGGATATACCCGCAATTTCTATTCAGGCATTCCTTAATGAATTTCCCAATAAAGAGAATAAACCTGATGTCTGTAATGGTCTCAGTATCATCATCAGTGATGACACGGCTTCGACGATTTCTGCCTCAGCAAATCCAGTTTCCAGGTGGGTCGCGAGTGTGAGGAATATGAAATTCAAGAGAAAGAGCCTTGATAATTCTATCAACATATAATATACAATGAAAACCTTCATGAACATACTCGTGATCACCACGCTGTACGGTCTTTTGTACAGTCAGATGAAACCTGGGAGTTTTGGATTCAAGTCACCAATTGATCCTTTCTATTTTTCATTCACCACGATGAGTACCGTGGGATACGGGGACATGTCTCCTAAGACAGATGCGGCGAAATTAATGGTAATGTCGCAGCAAATGGTGATGATAGGTGAGCTCGCCAACATGCTCAAGTTATTTTAAATTGATACACACTTAAAGATCTTATGACTGATTAAAATGTGGGGTACCCCACCGTTATACAAAACGACCATTCAACCGGTCAAGTTGCACCGTTCTTATAGCTCAGTTGGTTAGAGCGTGGTGCTTATAACGCCAAGGTCACGGGTTCGAGCCCCGTTTGGAACATGTTTTAGAATGAGTCTTCCTCATTGTAAAAATTAGTATCCCCATTTGAGGTCATCTGGGGTGGCGGTAGGATTGTGTCTTGAGAAGAAATTACTCATACCGTGATCGTTGTGACCGATCATACTTTTATGTGTTCTATCGATAATCAGGTAGTCTCTTAAATCTTTGTAATAAATACGCGCACCTCTCTCGATGAGATCCTCGTGTTTCATATCCACATGATTATCCATTGGGTAGAAATACTTGTGATACTTTCGCATATTGTTTACGTTAATCAAATAGCACTTGGTACTAGAGATCCACTTTACCTTTTCCAATGTTCCCTCTTTTTCATCTGGAAGTCTTGAGAGACAGTGGAAAAAACACATCTCAAAGTTGCCACCCCTCTCATCGATAACACTTTGAATTTGATCATAAAGTTGATCAGACTTGACGATAACATTATCCTCAAATATCACAGCATATTTGAGACCCTGATCGAAACACCTCTTGTAAAAATCCATATGCCCCATGAAACAACCAATCGCTCCCAAATTGAAATAGGTGATATCAGGTCTTTTAACAGTTGGGTCATAGTGCATCTCAATAGCTTTCTCAAAATAATCCGGTTCTATTTGATCTTCGAATTCCCTAGCAATCTTAACTTTTCTAGTATCTGCACCATATATAACATCAATGGGAATATCTTCTTTGTGACTTTTGAAAAATCGTTCTTGTCTCTCTTTCTGATCTTTCACTGTGAGGAGAAAACATTTATAGTCATATTTACCCCCAACGTGTCGCCTGCGTAAAAAAAGATACACGAACAACAAGAGTACGATGATGCTAGTGATGAGTACTCTCATACCTACTTAAACTTTAGAAAATAGTTATATCTAAATGGAAGCCATCATCAATGGTATTGGACTGATAAGTTCTATCCTCATAGCGATCATGTTCGTTCCACAAGTCGTTCACGTGTATAGAACCAAAGATACAGCTGCAATCAACTATACATTCTTGGGTCTCAACATGTTAGCGAGTTCGCTGGGTCTTGTCTACTCAATATATTTCAAGGTGGTGCCTATGATTGTTGCGAATACGAGTGCTGGTCTGTTCTCTGTTTCTCTCACATGTATGAAGTATATAAACGGGCTTAAAGGGGAGGACACTAATATAGATATAGTGAGTGAGGAAGGAGTCATCCCGGCTCTCATGGTCTAGTGGTTATGACTAAGGTTTCTGATACCTTCAGCCGTGGTTCGATTCCACGTGGGAGCTCGTCCAACCTCTCTTAGCTCAGTTGGTAGAGCAATGGACTGTAGTTCCATTTGTCACCTGTTCGATTCAGGTAGAGAGGAGACGCGTACCGTATATTGATAGTACAACTGTCATTTTTTTCCCATAGCTCAGTTGGTAGAGCGTGCGACTGTTAATCGCAAGGTCATCGGTTCGAACCCGGTTGGGAAAGTTAGTTGCTTTTACAGTGTGTTTTCCACTTTGTAAAAATAAATTGCAGTACTATCATTCTCCACCAACAAAGTTGTGAACTAACTTAAAATAATCCACACATACTCTGGTAAGATGACCACTCTTACCAAAGTATTGTTTAGTCCAGTGACTTCATTGAAGAGGCGTTTCGGTCGAAATTCGAAAGCTCTACTCGATGACTGTCCTCCACCAACGCAAATAAAAAATCCGTGTCAGTTTGGTGAATATTGTGTCAAGGCTACAGTAGAGGCTGGGGATAGAACTTTCATCGGATACAGTGAAAATATGAATATCACGATGAAAACTCAGGTTGCATGTAATAGGTACAAAGTACCGGGAACTGAGTGTAGTGAAGCGGTTCTGTCCATCAGGGGTGGTCAGTGTGAGGAGGTGATCATGTTGAAGACAAATGAGGGAGTTATAAATCTTTCGAGTGTGAATTAGATCTTACATAGCCATGCAGTTATTGTATAACGAAATGTTCCATTAAGTTTATTTGTGTAATGTGGATGTGTCCAATATGGTGGAAAAACGATTACATCTCCTCTTTGTAGCTTTACATTCACACCTTGCACAGGAAAACATATTTCACCACCTTCATAATCATTATTAAGTGCAGTTATAGTAGAAAATAAACGAATATTTTTATGTATTGAATCTATTTTATCGTCATTTACTGGTGAATCTACATGTCCCTTAGTTGCATCGTCAATCTTTCTTAATTCTACATATGATTCTTTATTGTAATGTGATGGTAAACCCACATTCGTTTCCATCACATCTGCGATTCGATTTAAATGTTTTATTAAATTTTCACGAACACTTATTATCTGTACATCAGCCACTTTCATACCCCAATAACTAACATTATTTTCGTTTTCTATATATGATCTTTTGTCATTTGCAGCATTATCTATCACAGTCCTAATATCTTCGGCTTCCTCTGGTGATATAACATTTTTTAATACATAAATGGCAGTACTTATACCATTATCATGACGAATATGTTCAACATCTATCATTTATAGAGTATATATATAACTTTTTAAGTATTATTTATTTAGAATGTCTTTCCACCCTTTTATACTTATTTCACTCTCTTCACACCATGGATATATATCCTCACCATGAACACCTATGAAGTTTAGAGCGGTCATACCAGAATCGATACATTCGTCACAGATGGACTTATTGTCGTCGATGATGACCCCAATGTTTAGGGCTCGACAAATATCAACTTTCTTGACTTCGTTTGGGGTATAACTATTCGTGAGAATGATATCATCAAAAATTCCTGGGAAGAAAAAGTCAATCCACAACTCTGTGTCCATCCGCACAACATCTTGGCGACCCGTGACAATGTACATTTTTTCGGCATTGTGACGGATTGACCACATCGCTCGTTGAGAACCCCTTATCGGTTTAAGTGCTTGAAAGTGCCCAGACTTGTAAAATTCTTGAACCATTTTTTGAGATTCTTCTTCTGTGACATTAAAAATATCCCGATAGACGTAACTGTACTTTGGTTTATCGATTTTCTGTATACCATATTTCTGTTTGTGATACCTCGACATAGGACTGAGAAATGGGACAAGAACTTCATCGATGTCGATCGCAATGCGGTTCATTACTATACCCTATTATTATTCATAATCTCTAACTACCACACCAACGGGAAAACGATCACTTCCATTTTTATCTTTTTTTATAAGGCGTTCCATAGTAGGTTTATTTAATTTCTCAACTTTAAATAGATGTCTTCACTGCCAGTTGTAAATTATAGTAGAATGGAACGACTTAGGCCTCCAGAGAGATCACCAGTCCCATTGACCTTAAACACGGTGTGTCTAGTGTTTATTGTCATATGTGTATTGGCGATGTATAAGCGCTCTGTGACGATTAGTCAACAGCGTCAACGATTTTATACTTGAGACACTTTTCACCCGAAAGATAAATGTCCCTTTTCATTAATTTTTTTAGAACCTTCTCAGGGATTTTAGTCTTTTCGAGATACATTTCTTTTAATTTCTTCATAAACTTATCCGTCGATTTCAGTTCGTGTTTGAGTTCCTGAAAATTACCCCACATCTCGGTAGAAATCTGATGGATGAGAATATACGCATTTCTTCCCATACGTCTCTCGCTACCACCGAGTAACACGAATGTCGCAGCACTACAACAAGACCCTTGGGCGATTGTGATAACCTTCACACGTGACGTTTCGAGAACGTTCATCATGTTCATACCGGCAAATATACACCCACCTTCACTCATGATATGCACACGAATCTGTGGTTCGTACCCAACGAGTTCCGCTTTCTTTTTCAGAAGATCAATCTCCAACTTTTTAAACTTTTCTACAAACAGGAGTGCATTTTCGCGATCTACGTCACCATAGAATAGGAGTTCGTTACCGATAACCTTTACACATTCCTCGACAACGGGTTCAGGTTCTTCTTCGTTCGTAGGCATGTTTCAATGCTTTCTTTACTCTTGTCACGTCTCTTGATTTTAAGCTGTTTCCAACTGTGAGATGATTGATAACATCAAAATCCTGGGGGGTGATTCCATAGTCCATGAGGGGTTGTAACTCACCCTTCTCTGCGTACTTCTTTAATAGGTCCAATTCCTCTATACCTAGACCCATCCTCGATTTTTTCTTAATTTCCTCATACTTTTGTTTCCGCATCTTATAGTTTCCAAACTTTGTCCAACAGCTTCCAGGTCTAATCTTGTCTCGATCGAGTGGTTTTCCCAACGCCGATTTGGGTATGGTGAGCGCGTTGGCTACAAAATACGGCATAAGGTGCCAGTATCCATATGAATACATCTTCGTATCATACATATCGGCATCTGAAAATGAATGTGATGCTCTTACAATGTCGACACCTTCAGAATCCAAGTAATTTTCTTGAAATATGTCCCATATATGACCATGTTCAGAAATACTATCGTAAATTTCGATGGGTCTTGGATCTGAAAGTACATCGGCAACAAACTCTTTCGGTGTCTGAAAATCGTCAATCTCATCATATCCGTCTATGTATGCAAGAAAAGTTCGAATGTTTCCCTGGGATCGTATAGCGGCATTATTAACTTTAATACCTCTCTCATCTGTGAGTGTCATTAACACCTCAGGTTTATGTCTGGGGATGAAGACAGTTTCGAAATTTGGATACATACATATATTTGTGGTTGTCACAAGAAGGGACCCTCTAGAAACTCTGTCACCATCAGAGACTCTTTCTATGATTGGTTTGAAGGTGGGTTCATAATCTTCAATGAATACATGTTTAGTCGATGGTTTTATGAAAGGTAGAAATAATGATTTACTCTTGAGATGTTCTGCTTGTAACTCAACATGATTCAATCCTTGGAGGACAGCTTTGAGAACATACGACTTCCCAACACCTGTCGCACCACAGATGAACACATTCTTTCTTTCATTAATGTACTTACGAATGAGTTCAATCTGTTTCGTGTGAATTGTGTCAACTATGGGTTCTTTTTTTTGCCCAACTACTTTAATGAAAGAATCCATTGATGATCTTACTAATCAGGCCATAGATTTGGTGCTCGGGAATGACGCACTTCATAAACGTATCGTAGAACCTTTAAAAAGGAAAATTGTACCATACGTTGTGTGTGGAATTATCACCAACTTGACTATGTTTATTCTTTTGGTGTACCTTGCTCGACGTCTGTCTCTTCTTCCTCTTCCTCTTCTTCCTCTTCCTCAACTTCCTCAACTTCCTCGTACTCCTCTGGGTCTTTAGATAAAAACACACCAACCTTTTCAAATGGAGTGTTTTTCGTGAGTGCTCGGATGGGTTCTATAGTTTTAGGTAACTTCAGATGTGGTATAGGGCGAACAGATAAAATTTCGGGTCGTGTGAAAACACCTTCTATTGGATATTCCTTTTCGAAATTCATAAGAATCTTTTTGGGAACAGCAGGACATTGTTCGAGTAAACGATCGTATTCAGCTTTACATTCTTCAACAAATTTCAAACCCTCCTTTTTACGTTCTTCACGTGGGAGGGCTAATTGCAGTCGAATATTTCTCGAAAGACTTCCATGACCCAACGCAGATGTTCGGTGGTTCTCCATCAGTTCATTCACCTTGAGAAACTGCATGATCGTCGCGATCAGACCTGCGATAAGATTTAAACCACCAATGATCGATGGGGCGGCTGGTTGAATACTCAGTGGTAAAGTACTCTGAGCAAAATTCGCAGTACCCGTGATGGTCGATAAGACAATGACGGGTAAATTAAAACGCAGACTAAGTTTTTTATACATCAGGAAGGATCGATGGTGCATATACCTGTAACACGCACATGCCTCACCCCATTGACGTAGTACGTTCTCGTGATACTCGTTCCACATATCTTCCATTTTAATTTCTTCTGACATCTTATAATAGATGAACATAATATTCGTGATCCATCTTGTGTTTCTCTTGTGGATACTCATCGTTCCTTTCATGAATGATCGCAGACAACTTGAGTTCTATTCTATGGTGATCCCATTCATATTTTATCATTGGTCTGTTAATGATGATACATGTGCACTGACACAGGCTGAGATGTATGTCACTGGAAAGCATAAGGATGATACATTTATGGGGCGTGTTGTAGGTCCGATATACAAGATGGAAGAGAACGATGTCAACCGACTGACAAAGACTTTATTTTTCGCACTTTGGTCATTTGTGCAGTATAGACTTGGACATTTTGACGCATTTGTAAAGGATTTGGACAAGTTATTTAAAGGTAAAAAGCTAAAATAAATCATAAATGGATATCAAGATTCGCAACGAGATTATTCGCCTCAAGAATGCCAAAGAGTTGTATCAGGGTACATATTTGGAAAAATTGGAGGACTATGATGAGAAGATTATACGACTTGGGAATCAGATTGAGAGGGCGACATCCGATGTGAAGTGTGAGATTCTCGAGAGGCAGAGGAAATTATATCTTGATGAGATTGAGAAAATTGATAAGAATATGGAGAATACTATAAAGTTTATCGATACCAAGATGGACACCTTCAATAAACAACTCGCGAATATTGATAATGAGAAGAAGTCATTTGACTATAATATAGATAAACTCAAGAAGGCCATCGAGAGAAGGAATGTAAATGAAATTTTCGATATGTTTGAATGTGTTTCGAATGCACTCACCATTCTCAACGACGAAGCTTCGCATACTCCTGAACAGCCTTGAGGAATTCACGATCCCTCTTCACTTTGGGATCAACACCTATGAGCACATAGGTCATTTTATTGGGAAGCTTGGGAGTATTTCCCTTGGGCTTGGGTGTAATTTTCAGTTTTTTCTTGGCGCTTTGGATCTGCTTAGCGGTTGGCATTTATTATACCTTGGCAAAATATTTGAACTTGTCAAAGAAATGAACGGTATTTCTAAAATTATGGTACACAATCATACAGAGGGCATCTGCGATATCGTGTTTCCTTTCATAAGGAATACCTCCCTCAATATACTTTTCAGCGATTGAAACAGTTCGCTCCTTCCTTTGCTCGTAGTCTAGGTGTCTCATACCAAAATGTGTATGCATGCTCACAGGTGAAATTAAAGAAACCTTGTCTTTGAACATGTAATGTAAAAGAATCTCAATATTCGTGAAACCCATGGGTGGTTGCCTCTCTATTAGGATTTTATCAGCTGAGTCGAATATATGTTGATGGTCCTCAACAAATAAAGGTATCAGATCTACAAAGTCATTTGACTTTATATATTTATAGTCTTCCAAACTTACCTTCTTTATATATTCTACATCAACTTTTGGACCATTCCCAGCCTCTGCGAGAACAAGACCCATATTATGGTACCCAATATCTATCGCCAAAATCTTCATAGCTTTAACTAAAAGAATTTCCTTAACTATAGTAAATGAAGAACAAGGCCAAGACACGATTGTTGATGGTCACTCTCGTCGTACTCGTCGTCGTTTTGGGGTACATGTGGTATAATCCCACGATCGTTGAAGTTCCAGTGGAAGTCGAAGTTCCAGTGATGGTACCACCTCCCCGACCAGTCAGAACACAGGAGGTGAGACGTGCACCAGAATTCAGGGGACCCCCTATCAAGCAGTATAAACCTGGGCGTATGCAACAAATGGGTATCCTCGTAAGTGGGGAGGGTGAGACCCTTCCACTTTATGGGAAGGAGGTTCGTGGTCGCCGAGATCGTTACCACTATTATACCACAACTGGCGGTGAAAACCTGTATCCCATCCCAGTGAGTCATGATGGTCGTGACTGCGTGGATGATATTGGATGCCAAGAACTCTATGGAAATGAAGCAGTCTCAGTAACTGGTAAGAATGATTCATTTGATGTTAAGATGTACCGAACAGATGATTTCTTTTAACAGAAATGGTTTTTTAGAATATCGTATTCTCTTTGTTGGAGTCCGGAACTCTTGGAGACTTTAGCTTTTAAATTTATGAGTTCCTTTACAGTATCGCCATCGAGACTTTTGACAAAGTCCCTCTTAGCCTCGATATCGTCCAGTTGGTTATGTTCTTTTTGAGCTTGTACATATGGCCATGTATGTTTTCGTAGAGCAGCAACTTCAATCTCAAGTTGTATGAGCCTTGGTATGAGAACTTCTCGTATAAGTTTTTCGGTATCAGTCATCTTATGAGATGTACGAAATATATCTTTATATAATAAGTATGACACCAGATAAATGCATTTTTCTTAAAAAACTTGCACATGGTGTTCGTGATTTGATGGAGTATTCTCAACGTGTCAATACGATTGGTTCAGATCCACAGAACAATATTGAAAAGTTTATAAAGAAACATTTACTCAATAAGAATCAGGATGGTACGTATGACTTTTCAGTTGGTAAATTTAGAATTGCTATAGATATGTTAGAGACTGAAACACTCTCAACTATTCTGGTATATTTAGATCATGTCAGTATAACCATCGATCGTGCATACACAATGGCATCCCCAAATCCACTTTTTTTCTCGAAAGAAGATCGAGAGTTTGCCAAACTGATTAATGATGGTGAGATCACAACATTTAAGGATTTTCTTAGCTATTAGTAAATGCAATACAGGGACCTTAAAAATAAAGCAAAAAAGTTGGGACTCCGTGTCACCAAGACTGTAGATGGTAAGCGTGTGAAGCTCAGTTCTAGAGAACTCCGCTCGAAGATTACCATGAATTTCGAAAATAGTGTAAAGAATGCACAGAAGGTGATACGCATCTGTCGAACAGTTGTTCTCCCCACTTCTGGAGCACCACCTCCACCTCCACCTCCACCACAACGACGACCAGTCGTAAATACTGGACGCGCTAAACTCATGGCTGAACTGAAAAATGTGTTAAAAAAGAGAGGACTGAATAAGTAATGGAAGACACTCTCCGATTGAAGAAAGTCAAAACCCTCTTAGAGACGTGGAGTGGTGAAAATGTGGACGAAGCATACTCACTACTTTGTCAGTACGCAAATGCAATGCGAGAGAATGGAGAACCTGGGGAATTCGTAGAGCAGTACCTTGGGGAGGAACTCTACGAACGCCTAGAGACGATGCTTCAATTTTTTAAAAAGTTTGAAAAGTTGAAGAGGGAAATGTTCAAATAAACACGAGACCAAACCTTTTAGACATCAACTTCTTGACACCCTCAACAGTTGGATAACTCCAGAGGTACCAACGGGACCAGAAACCAGCCCCGTCGATACCGCTCATATTCCAATTCTCTTTGTCACTGAATGTCACATTGAGCATCATATCCTGAATTTTCTTGGGGTCTCTCTCTGCTATTGTGCGTTTGGGTACTCGACCACCATGGCGGAGTACGTAGGAACGCATACGTGAAGGATTCTTGTGTTTGGTGTAGTCCGAATATCCACTGGCACCAAAGTCAACAGTCCTGCCGTCTTCTAAGATAGCCCTAAACTTCTTCTTTTGGTTAGGACTTTTAGTAATCTTGACGCGCATACTTGTAGTATACTAATATAATTTACTTGCACGACTGACAGGTATATGTCTCCATACGCTTGTTTAGCGCCTTACGAAGAAGGTTACTCTTAATTTCATATCTTTCCCCCGTGGTAGAGAAAATGGGTTTCTCCGACCCACGCTTGATGAGGAACATGTGATCGTAGAAGTGAAGAAGAGCGATGGTAAGAGCAAGCCCACCCACGATGACACCGTTCATCTTGCGAGCGGACCACACGTAGGCGATGATGATAGCCATGAGGATGATCTGAACGAGGGTCACCTTGGGCATGACGAAACGCTTTTTAATGGTCTTAACTTCAACCGTAGGTTCTGGGGCAGCGTACATAGACTTTCTGGGGTAACCTGGCATTTTTAATATCTACAAAGAAAATAATGTGGAGTCTGATACTGATCCCAATAGCGTTAGTACTCCATGATTATCTGAAGGCACCTATAGACCGCCTGTATTTTAATAACCCGAGACGCATCCTGGTCGGTATACAAAATGCATTCGTAGATATTCTCAGTGTGGTATCCACACCTGAAATTCCAGGACTTTGGCTCATCAAGGCACACTACGACAAGATATACCGAGAGTTTCTAGAGGTTTCACCGATGGTGGAGCGTCACCTCTTCCACGACATAGACTCATGGTTTGATACCAATGATGGGTATTACTTCTATAAAGCTGAGGATTTTCCAATCCTGAAGAGTCTCGTAGATCAGATTCCGAGTATTCACAAAGAGACTGCTAGATTTGCTGTGGTCGAGGGACCAATGGTCATTCCACCACATCGGGCGGAAACGAATTGGTATCTACGGTATCATCTTACTATAGAGGGTGGGGGTGATTGTACACTCTATACTGAGAAGGGACCACATATACATGAAGATGGCGAAGAGTTCTTATTTGATCACGCCAGATACCACGAGCTCATAAAAACAGGAGAAGGACGACGAGTCGTACTCATCTTAGATGTTCATAGATGTTTCTGACAGACTGCTACATACATATCACTCCCACCGATGAGTTCGAGTTCTGTGTTTTTCACTATACGTTTTGTAAATGGACCCGGGGTCTCTTGTCGACAGTACATACACAGTGCTGACAACTTTGTAACTTCACTGGCAATTGGGATACACTCTAGAATTTCTCCCCATTTCCTCTGAAACGCATCACCATCGAGACCTGCGATGATGACATCCTTCCCCATATCTAGACATGTCACGATAAACTTTTTAAGATCGGGATAAAACTGCGCTTCATCGATAGCTACAATATCAGAATCCTCAAAGTCGTGCTTTCCCATGAGTTCGTACAAGCTGAATACTTTGTGACAATCAAACTTAACATTATCGTGGGTCTTGAGAACTTCATCGGAGGATCTCGTATCTTTCGCAGAATTTACAACCACAATCCGCTTCCCTAAAATCTTGAGTCGCTTCAACCTTCGAATAAGTTCTGAAGTTTTACCTGAAAACATGTTCCCCATGATAATTGAGAGACCCATCCTGACTTATTAAAATAATGTTGTATTTTTTAAATGAATGATTCACACAAGGCTCTCTTCAATGGATATGAGGGGTACTACAATCCAAACACAGGTCGCGTAAAATTGGGAAACCGCCTTTTTCCTGATATAAAGACCGCGGTAAAATATCTCAGGAAAAGGTAAGATGCCTCTCAGCGATGCAGCCATCACGCAAAAAGTTGGACAGTTGCGTAAATCTGAGGGTAAAATCTACGCACCCCTCAAATATTTCAGGGGGCTTGAGACTCTCAAGGGGGTTGAGACGCGTTATAAAAAGATGCTCAAGAGGGACTACAAGGGATTCAAGACAGATGAGGGACAGAAGACAAAAACTTCCTCCTACACCCAGAAATTTAGGAAGATGTATCCGGGAGCTAAATCCCTCCCTGAAATTGCTAAGGCTACTAAGATTCCTCTGAGGACTGTGAAGACTGTGTTCAACAGGGGACTCGCTGCGTGGAGAACCGGGCATCGTCCGGGAGCCTCTCCACAAGCGTGGGGGTATGCTAGGGTCCATAGTTTCGCCACTAAGGGGAAGACGTACTACACGGCGGATAAGGATTTGAGGTAGTTTATGCTGTTATTTCACTCTTGAAGAAAGGTGACTTCTTCCGAGCTTCATCCCAACCACGTCGTATTTCCTCAGTAATTAAATTAGTTTCTGAGCAGTCCCGAAAGGGGGCACCAATTCTATTTCCTTGTTCATCCCAACAAGGAAATAATATTCTCTTGAATTTAAGAACTTCCGGTCTTTTAACCTGTTTCAATATCCATGAAGCATCTATTTCAAGGATGCATTCAACACCACATTCAGACAAGTCCTTCAACTTTTCTTTTGAGACTGGGTTTTTATGACAAACTTCTATAAAGTACGCGGGTGACCCCTTATGTGTAATAACGAGATCAATCATACGCCTGGGTAGATGACCTTGTTGTTTACACTGCTCATATGTGGGTGAGATACCATCAGCCATTTCTTTTCCGTGAGGTATTATCATTTCATCAACATTGTTAAGAACGGTGTTTACTTTATTGTCCACCACAATTGGGTATTCCAAAAATCCACCATTGCCCCTATTTCTGCGCCAACTTAACTCACCTCGCTCATATCCTTCAAGATCAGTCCAATCTGTATTAAATCCAATACTACAATAATCACCCTTTTCTTCTAATTCTTTGAGCCACTTTTGGAGTGTTTCTATAGCAGATTTATGCATGTACGATTCTCTAGGAGTATACATATCTAATATATGTTATATATAAGTCTTTAAACCTTTCACGGTTGACACACATCAATTGAAATAAAGTTCTTTATGTAAGGGATTGTTGTAAGTGTAAGATATTCTGTAAGAAACCACCAAAGGGTTCCGTACCTGCGTATGTATTAATAACTAAATCTAAGCCCTAATCCCCTTCTTCCTGGTCAGTGACATCGATGTCCAACCACTATGCGATGCATGGTTGATGTCCGCACCCGCATTGGTCAGTATCTGCACGGTTGTCTCGTGGCCATATTCAATAGCGTGTAACAAGGGCGTCCAACCAATATCGTCAGTCTTGTCAATGTCCGCACCCGCCGCGATCAGGGCCTTTACTACCCCATCGTGACCATTTCCAGCGGCCATGGAGATTGCCGTCTGACCAATATGATTACGCACGTTTATATCAGCACCCGTCTCGATCAATGCTAGTACCTCTTGCAGATTGCCGAGTTGGGCGGCTATTGAAAATGGTGTAAATATCATATTTATAGTAAGTCTAATATCCTTAAATCGCAATTTATTAATAAAATCTAAGCCCGAACTCTCTTCATCCCCTCTCCACGGACGATTGTATCGACACATTTAACTTCCTCTTTCGTCCATTCAGGTGCATCCTGTAAAGTTTTGAATCTGGTATACATTTTCCCCTTACCAGTAAAGTCATAGGCAATTAACTTTGTATCGATATCCTCCATTTTAACACCATGGCGACCAAAATAAGGCCAGTTGTTAAAATTGAGACGAAACGTCTTGTATCCGTGTCCATCTTGTTTCACACGAATACCACCTT